TTTTCTTGATAAATCATCTGCTTCCGTTAAGGTTATCCCAAACTCAGAAGATAATTGTGATGTGACAGCAAGGACATCACCTAATCCTTTACCAATTGCTGCTGCTTCATTACCAGCTGCTATCAAATCATTTCTAAACTCTTTGTTCTTATTTGTTATAAAACCAAAAGTCTCCCCTACAGCATCTATCTTTGCTGAGAATGCTGTTATGGCTTTTATTAATGTAACACCTATTGTAACAGCAAGTCCAGCGGCACCGGCTTTTAAAGCACCCATAGGAGCTTCTCTAACATTGTCGGCAAAGTCTTTGGCTTTTGAAGCCATTCCTCCCGTCATTTTATCTAAACTCTTAGAAATATTAGCCTCAAACATTTTAGTGGCATTAAATTTCTTTTGTCCCTCTGCCATTTTTACCAAACCTTTATAACCATCGGCAACATTAACATTCCCTTTTTTTCTGGCTTCTGCTTCTTTTTGAGCGGCTTCTGTTATAACTTTACTAAGTTGTCCTTGTTTTAAAGAACCACCTCGTATTTTATTATTTAAATCAAATTGGTCTTTATAACTTTTTGTTAAGCTATCTCCCTTTTTACCTTTTTCTTGTATAAATTTTAAGTGTTTAGCAGCGGCAGTAGATAAATCTTTTTCTGCTTTATTATTACTAAATCTCAAGTCTCTTTGTTTTTTAAGACTATCATTTAATTTAGAAACAAGAGTTTGTTCTTTATCTTGTAAACGAACTTGCTCACGAATTTCTTTTGTCTGAGCTTTTCTCTCCTCAGTTACTTTTCTTGAATTTTGTAATTCGTCTTTTGTAGCCATTATGGGAACTTAATGTTGTTTCTTTTTAATAAATCGTCAAATATGTCATTAGCTTCTTTAGCATGCTGTAATGCTTTTTTATAATCTTTTCTATTTTTAGGACTTAATTTAGCAATACCTTTAACGGTAAGTTTTTTTATTTTTTTTCCGAGTTTATCAAGAAACCCTTCTTCTAAAATATTATCTCTATTCATATATGACATGATGTACTTCTCCTAGTTACATTAATAAATATAAAGAAAAGAGTTATTTAGGGGAAAATCTACGAGGGATTGTAGGTTGTTGTGTTTGATTTGCACTATCCATTTGTTGTTTTTCTTTTTTCTTCAAGTCCATAAACTCACGAAGATAAAAGTTCTTTANATGAACAGGCATATGGTATACATCGTTAAATGTAAAACCAGGTGTTCCATAAATAAAGTANAANATAGATTGATGTATATCGACCTTACTATCAGGATTGAGGCCAAAAAAACCCAACAGTAAGCGGAATTGACACGCTAACTGTTTCACCNCCTATTTCTATTTCTGATGTCAAATCAATATCAGGAGAAATTTCTTGTATATAATTTCTCAATGCCATAGAATCACGAGCTAACATGTTCTGTGAAAAGGCGGTTATAGTTTCTGTTGTTTTATCTCCATCCACTTCAGTAATAGTATAACGAAGTCTTGTAGATATCTCAGCATTATACCCAAACTTTTTTGTTTGTTCTAAATCTTTTTCTATTTGTTTTTCTTCGATACCTGTAAGAAGTTTAAACTTTAGTTTAGTCTTACCAATAGGTGTTGTAAAATCAAAAGAGTTATCGCTGTAATCAACATCTTCTGAAATAGTTTTAAAGGGACATTTGGATAAATCAAAAGTATGTTCAACTTGTTGGTCAGGATCCTTTGGATGTTGAACTTCACAAGTATAATCGGGACCGTAAGCAAGAATACGAGATGCCACTAATACAGCATTCTTATCACCTAAAACGAGATGTTCTTGTTTTACACCCTTTGTAACAATTAAACTATCTAGTAGTTTATCAATAACCACACCCTTTTTGATAAGGTTTTCAGACATAAGAATGTCTTCTTCTTTCGTGGTCATATATTTGATTTCAATTTTACCATCAGCAAGTGGGGATTCTTTTGAATAAACTTTTCCACCAGATGGTATATCAATAACTTCCGTAGGGAACTTATATTCTGACATTATAACTCCTTGTTGTATTTATTACAACGGTTTTTTAAAATTCAAGTATAGCGTAATCGTACCTTAATGTTAGTGTGATTTCTACAGGATCTGAAGAACTAAAATCCAAGTCACCAAAAGCGGCATCTTGGATATAACTTCCATAAAGTGTCCATTTTTCAACAATATCACCTACAGGTCCTAAGACTTGAAAAGTAACATTCTTTTTATAGAAATCAGCATAACCATCACGACCAGTCGCACTTTCATGATGTAATCTTATCCATTCGATACAAGCTGAAGCAGCAGATGGTACAATCGGGTCATACAGAGTAATCTGTAGAGTCTGCCATCTACCCTTACCTTTTACATACCTTGTAACATTCATATGTTCCAATTGAACTTCATCAAAGGTGATTTGTGGTCTTTGTGCCGTCTTTATTGTAAAAGCAGGTATACCAGCAATCTCCATGATAAACCGATTTTTTAATTTCGGTTCGTAAGGTGTGTAAAATATTTTATTCGATTCTAAAAGTTCAGCCATGTTTTATCTCCTATGATAATAAATATCACTTTCCTAAAAATTATTCAGGAAAAGCAGCTCCTGTAGGTTGTACCACAAAGTCCAATACAATAAATTCAGCAGTTTTTGTAGGTTGGATAAATATCTGTCCTACTAGCTGATTTCTGTCTATGGTTTCTGGCGTGTTATTTGAATCATCCATTACTACTCTAAAGGCATTTAAACCTTGGTTAGCTTGAACTTGTTCCATGTAAGGTTGAACAGTATTCAAGAATTGATTTCTCAAGTCTGTTGTGTTTTGTTCAAACACAAGTCCTCTTGAAGAGTTAGCAACAAACTTCTTAAGATTGATTAACAATCTTCTTACATTTACTCGGTCAAGAGCAGAAGCTTTCTTCTGTGTTGTTTTCTGTCCAAAGACAGTAACACCTTGACCAGGAAAGGTAGCAATTGGATTGACATTTGATTCATAAAGGTCATCTCTGTTACCTTGTGTTAGTTTTCTGTATGCCTGAACAGCACTATCTATACCACCTCTGTTTAATCCAGCAGGAGCAAACCAAGGTTGTCCGATAGTGTCATTGAAATGATACACACCACCGAGTACTACTGATGGTGGAACATATCTAAAGTTACCAGTTGTAGCATCTTGAATTTGTACCCAAGGATAATAAGCAGCAGCATAACTTGAGTTACGAGCTTCAGTATTTGTTTTAGCAGTAGCTACAGTATCTGTAAGAAAAGTGTTATCATATATCAAGAAACAATCTCCTCTATCTTCACACATTGATATAGCATCATTTATGATGATATTAGAGTTTGTACCATTTTGGTCAAGGATACCAGGAAGTAATAACATATCAATATCAAACTCGTCTTTATTCCGTAATATATTAATAGCAGTTTTATATCCACCAGTACCTAATGTAGCGGCACTTGTTGCTAAAGAAACACCTTGACTATTAGTATCACTATCAGTAGCCAGATAAAAGTTAAATGGGTGATTAGTATTTTGAGTTCCAGCATCACCACCACTAAATGAACCACCAAAACTTCCACTACCTAAACTTGGAATTGAAGTTTCACCATCAGCATAAGCACCAGCATCTAGTGTACCATCTTCTTTTAGATAGTTAGGTGTTTTTACATGAAGATTTTTTATTCTAACATTCTTAGACCTATTTGGAAACTCACCAGTATTTTGTATAAAGGATTGTCCACCTTCTGTTACAATACTAGTTGTTTGATTACCTATTCTCTTTAGAATATAGTTTGGAGACTCTGGATCTAAAGATAGGTTTTCAAAAGTTTCTATTACTTTCTTTTTAGTAGTTTCATCATTACCTTGACGAAGAACTAATGTGAAAGTACCCCTAGAAAGATTTCTTTGAGATACTTCATGTCTAAAATTATCACCTCTTCCACCAAAACTACCTGAACTAAAATGGTCGTTAGTAATCGAAGAAGTTAATGGTGCTATTCTACCATTATCATCTTGAAGAGAACCACTATTATTAAAAGAAGGACCGTTTCCTATTACTTCTAAATCAAATACATCAACATCACCCGCTTTAATTGTAGCACTAGCCTTTGTTAAACCTGGTTCTCCTACTCTAACTACGGTTAGAGGACCACCTTGTCTCAAATATTCTTGAGCAGCATGGGATGTTAAATATTGAAATTTGTCACTACCACTTTCTATTAATTCACCGAATATTTGAACATATTCAGAATAGGAACTGACTACTGTCGGTTCAAGGATAGGACCTTTTACTGTTGGACCTACAATGGCTGCTCCAATGGGACCAGCTGTTGCGGGTAAAAATGATTGGTCTATTTCATTGGTAAATACACCTGGACTTATAATCTTTTCAGCCATTTAATGTCTCCGAAATTAGGTAAGATTCTATACAATTATTCATATATAAATATTACCTAATTTCGGAAAGAAGAAGAAAGTTATTTTTATTTTTCTTCTTTAACAGCTTCTTTAGATTGAACCTCAGTAGTTGGAGTGAATACTCCTGTTTGTGGATCTAGTTGACCAGGTCCATACTTCTCTGTAATCTTGTTCAGAGTTTCTTGTTCTTCTTTTCTAAGAGCATCTAACTCTTCATGAAGTTTGAACTCTTCACTCTCAACTGATTCAGATTGTTTCTCCAAGTTAATCTTAGCAATAGCCAACTGACCAAACCTATTGGTAATAGCATTTGACTTTTCACTAAGTTCTTGAATTGATTTAAGTTCACTATCTGTGAATTTTACTTCTGACATAATAACCTCTGTTTAGTTTGTTATAACAATTATATACATATATAATTATAAAAGTTTTTCGGAAAACGAGATTTTTTTTGGTTTGTAAGCTCTACCCAATTCAGCAGTTTTACCAAATACATTATCAGTAAACTCAGGTATCATATATCCCTTAATACTCATACTGAAATCGTTTTTTATCATTCTCTCGCCTTGTGATTCCATTTCTATTTCGTTTGTTATATCACCATCAAGTGCTGAAAGAAAACGATAAGATGTTTGGTCACCAAAGTAAGTTTCTAAATGTTCCATCCAAAGTGAGTTCAAATCATTCATTTGTTCTATAAAAGATGTCATCATAACTATACTATAATTACAAGTTACAAAATCTGGCATACCGGTCTTAACAAACTCTTGTACAGGTTTTTGACCTGTTAATACTGAAAACCTATCGTATCTGTTACTCTTACTCCACCCACTACTTGAACGTACAACTGAAATATGTTTACCTTGCACATCGTTATCAAATGACATTGGCATAGCATCGTCAAACCCAACCGATGTTCTTTTTATTACAATTATAGGTAATAACAAAGCACCATTTTTATCTCTCAATACACCTCTAGTTTTTATAGACTTCCATCTTTCTTCATTACCATAAAGAACAGGAACAGAAATTATCTCATTTTGTTCCTTTACCTTTGGTTTCATTATATTTCGAATATGTTTGATAACAGCAGTATCTATCTCCTTTAAACCAATAGAGAATCCCTTACCAGCGTTTTGACCACCTGGTTTCTTTATTACTACTTTAGGATTTCCCTTCTCACTTCTAATGCTTGTTTGAGACTCACGATTTACATTTGACTCGTATCCAGCATTATCATTTGTTATTGGTTTAATTGCCACGGCGTAATTTCCTTAGTTTATCTAACTTACTCTCTGATGTATTAACGTACTCTTCAGACTTTAATCCTCTGGTTGAAACTTTATCTATTGATATTTGTTTCTCAATAGGAACATCAACTGCTCCTAAAGTTATATTTTCCGACTCTCCATAAGTATTACCTTGTTTCAGTAAATCTATTATCTCATCAAACCTATCAACTTTTGGTTCTCCGTACAAATTTTCACTATCACTATCATAATTTTTTACAAAGTCAACCTCTTTCTGCACTTTTATT